CTGTAATGATACCTTTCAGAATTAGTTGCTTCTTTAAGATACCATAGAAAAGCATATTGAATCGAGAACGTAATCTATCTATAAACTTCTGGAACTTTAATTCGTCACGGTTAATCTCAGTGGATCTACCAAGTGAGAACTGTGATTCTTGTTCAAGTCTATTAATAGGTACGTTCAAAGATCTATAAAGACGTTTTTGGAAGTAGATGATATCGTCGATCTGTCCTAGGTTCTCTCCGCCAGGAAGAGTCGAGATCTCGGTACCTCTACCACCTTCACGTCTTGGAAGCCAGAAATCTTCCAGCATAGACATACTTTTTCTATCATCACGGATAGCACCGGTGTTTGCATCATATACAAGTTTATTACGGTACTTCGCCATGATGTTCTTCATATATTCTTCGGCTTTACCACGAGGCAAGTTACCGACGTCAATATAGAAGATTCTACGTTCAGGAGCTCGAGCTAGTCGATAAATGACAAGCGAGTCTTCCATCATACGTAATTGGTTAATAGGCTTCAGTGCCTTATGTAGGTGAGACACAACCTTACGACGTTCTTCATCAAGCAAACCAGATGTAACGTAGCTGACAGAGTCAGCACTCATCTTGATTCCTTGTTTAGTGGAACCGGGTTTATCCTGATAGATAAAGAACTCGTTTACGTTTTCAATAATAGAAGCACCAGTAACTGGGTCTCTTTTCTTCTTGACTTCTTTTACTTTACGAATCTTTGCGGCGTCAATCGGACGAATTTCTTGAATACCAAGCTTTGGATTCTTTTCGTCTACGACCAAGTGGTGATACATTCTACCATCTGTGTACCAACGCTTAAAGATGTCGTGCCCCATGTTGTTAAACTCAAGCATGGAGTATACATTATCAAACTCTTCTGTAATTTGCTTCTTGATATTATCTGGAGCTTCAACGTTATCAAGAACGAGGCTCACAGATTTTTCTGTATCAGAAGAAGTAATTGACTCGTTTACAATATCTTCTACAGCAGCATCAACTTCAGGGTGTGTTGCAACCTGGCGGTACTGTCGAATTAATTGAAAGTCGTCTTTGGATTTTTTGTCGTCATCACCAATATTTACGTAGGTGCCATAGTGAGCACCAGCAGCAGTAACGTAACCTGCTCCATCCTCGTCTACCGGAGGTACGATTGATGGCAGCATATCCTTTCCGCTCGATGCTTTTGCACGGCGGATTTCAAATCCAAATAATTTAAGCCCGTTATTATCTGCCATTGTTATTCCTCTTAATAGTAAAGAAAGGGCAAGAAAGTCCTGCCCTTCCCTCTATTTATTCTACTTACGTAGTGGTATCTGATTCCCAGTACTGGACTTGGAACTCAACAGTAAATCTCTCGATCTCGTTTTCTGAAGCGTAGTTCAGATCGATTGGAGAGATAGCTGTTGGGAAACAACCACGGAAGTTATATGTCTTCAGAGTAGAACCGTCTTTGTCGATTTGTTCAACAATTAAGTCTGCTTCGTAGTCAACTGGATTGGTTAGACCAGTGTTTGCCTGATGACCGTTCATGCCGTTCATCCAGCGTTCCATTGCGTTACGAATTCTGAAGTCAGTATCGTTAATGATAGTCGGTGTCCATACGTCGAATGTACGATCACCGGCCATTTTTAGTTGTCTACCACGGAAAGGTACGATGATGGTACCGATAGTAGAACCTGGAAGCTGAGCAGCTTCGCAAAGAAATGAAGTAATTTCTACGTCACCGTTTGCGTAAGTAGGGAAATTGATAGTTGCTTTGAACAGATTAGCTCTAGCACCACCGCCTCTCAGCTTGGATTTGAAATCATCAACTCCTAGAATAGCCATTTGTTTTCTCCTCTGACGCTATTATACTGTGCCTGCTACTTCTTCAAAGTCCACGCCAGTTCTAACAGCTACAAAGTTTAGAGTGATGTAGTTGATTGAACGTGCTGGCTTGATGAAGATATTAGCAATAAATTCATTTCTGTCAATAACGGCTGCTGTATTGTTTGTTTCGTCACATACAACACGGAAGTCCGTAATACCTCTTCTACCCTGGATTTCTCTCAGGAAAGGCTCAACAATGTTCACAAATTCAGCACGTGTAAACTCGTCGTTAAATTCGAAGAGTGTGTTTCTAGCGGCAAGAGCAACTGCTCTCTCGATTGTTAGGAACAATCTACGAACGTTGATACGATCGAACGCTGATGGACGTGCTAGTTTTGTTTTGTCGCCAAACAGGAGGACACCTTGTCCCGGAATGTTTGAGATTGGGTTAATACCCGCTTTGTATAGTGTATCACGCTGTGACTTGTTCGGTGAAGAAGCCAAAGATGTGATGCCAAGATACTGACCACGACGAGGACCAGCTGGTGAGAACCAAGGTGCCGCGTTGTTGTCTGTTGCCGCCATGATACCAGCTGTCGAAGACGCTGCTGGAATAAAGCGATATTTATCGTTGTACTTATCGTAAACTTTGAGGTAGTTGTTATCAGCTACAAGATAAGAAGATGCAGTAAATGTGTCTGCTGTTGTAACTGCGTTAGTTACTTGAGTAGCAGTAGATGCAACATTTACGATGTCTGTTCTTGCTGGTGATGCAACTGCGATTGCGTCTTTACGAGTTTGTTGTGCTGTTGAAACCAGATCGTTTACAACTGTTGTTTGATCAGCGCGTGCTGACATACCCGGTGCGATCAAGAAGTCTACTGTGATGGTGTCTTTATCTTCGAAAAGATCGAAACCAGTCAAGTATTCTGATGTTCCCAATGTACCTGAGTTAGCACCATTTGCTAGAGAAGAAGTTCTTACGTCTCTTGCTGATGTGCTATAGTCTGTACCTGAAACAGCGTCTGAACCTGCATCGGAATCAAATGTTCCGCTTGCACCAAATCCAGCCATCCAGATATATTCAGAACGATTATTGATTACATCTACTGCATAGTTAGATGTACCATCTTCGTTCTTCGCGTTTGAAGCTTTTGAAACGTATGGGAATGTTTCGAGTACTTCACCACGTGTACCTGTGAATAGACCGTCTTGGTCAATCACAACAACGTGCATTTCGTCGTTTGTTGCGCCTCTACCTGTTGCGAAGGTAGATGTACCTGGAGCAGCATCAAAGCTTGATGCATATGTCCAGTTATCAAACGCTGAGTCTGAAGCAGACTGTGGGCACAAAGAAACTTGCAATGAATTACCAAGTGCGCCTGGGTATTTAGCGATAAAGATGTTTTCATCGCTGTCTCTTGCTGATTGCTGTGAGTTCCAATCATCAAGGTTTTTAACTACGGGCTGAGTACTTTGTGATACGTCAGTCGCGTTTGCACCTGAACTGTCGACTACACGAACAGTTTGCAGTGCATTTGAATATCTCAGAAAGTAGGCCGCCGACAAGAAATCGACTGCTCTTCCTTCATTATCGTCAGGAGATCCGAAAGTCGCAGCAAGTGTAGCCTCGTTATCGATGAGGGTAGCTTGTTCAACCGGACCCCAACGAAAATCACCAACGTATGCGCCAGTTGTAGACTGTACATTAGGCACAACGCCTGTAAGATCTACTTCCTTGACGACAATCGCTGGAGACTCTGAGGGAGTAAATAGTGCCATGACTGTTTTTCCTTTTCCAGTGTTCTAATTATAAGCAAAACATAATAAGAATCTTCACTTGATAGTATTTATAATAATTTTAAATTAGAACTGATCAGTGTACTCGATAGCCCAGGGGTGCTCTTCTCTTTCTTGTTGAGCGATATACTCGGATCCATCGTCTACAAATCCAAACGGTAAGACATCTTCTTCAATCTCTTTGATTCTTTGTTGGAACATCATTTCTTTGAGATTAATGTCTGTCATCTCACCGAAGTAGTTACTGGTGGCGAAGTAACCAAACATCACCAGGTTCATCATCAGGTCATCGTGGTTACCCTCTGATGCTTGATACGATGATCCTTTAGCAACAAATGTCGATATTTCTAAGATAGTGTTTTCATCTACAATATCAAGCTTGTTGTTCTCAATAATATCCTTGATAGCAGAACAGCCAAGTCTCTTGACTTTTCGAGTCATTTCGATTCCAAGAGCATTTGCTTTTACTGCGGACTCAACATGCATATTTTCATATTCAAGTTCATGATACAGGCCGTTAGTTACCACACCACCCTGATCATTTGATTCAATTACAACATAAGCTTCGTTGTAGACTTTCGCATACTTATATATAATGTTAGGGAAGAGTAATGGAGAGATAATATTATTGCGATAAACAGCAACCTGTTTAAAGGGTCTAGCGCTAATATCGATCACATTAAATGTACTGTAATCCTGTCCTCTTCCTCTACTTACATCCACGGTCATGATATATTCATGATTTTTAACTGGTTCTTCATAGATAAGAACAGATTGGTTTTCTACTCGTCTTAGTGGTTCTTTTGCTTTGAGTTCTAATAAAGTATCTGCGCCAATAAGAGTATCACCAGTACCAAAGAAAGTGTTTCCAAATTCTTGGTCAAACTGCATCTGCGAAGTATTCGCGATTGTTTGTTTCTTCCACTCATCATCACGTCCAGGAACGTCCCACCAGTCAACTCGAAACGGAGTGTACTCATTTGTTCCTTGAACAGCACCTTCCCAGATCTTATAGAACGTGTTACCGATACCATTCGCTGTCGATGTAATAATAACTTTTGTATCTTTACCAGACGAAACCACAGGATAAGTTGATGTATAAAACTCTGCCGCTCTCTCAACAAATGCAAACTCATCGAGGTACAAAAGGTTTACAGACATACCACGAATTGATGATCCGCTTGTCGCAGCCGCGATTATCCGAGAGTTGTTCGAAAACTCTATTGAGCCTTTGTTCAATGCTTTGCAACCAGGCTGTAGAAAAAACGGAAGATTCTCGAGCATAAGAGTGACTCGAGCTAGCATTTCACGTGCTGTCGCACCCTTGTTGGCTAGCACAGCTATTGTCTTTTCGGGATGAAAGATTGCGAACCACAAAAGATACGCAACAGAACTGATTGACTTACCAGACTGTCGGCACGCAAGAACAATACTAAATCTGTTATTGTTAAAAGAATCAAACATTTTCTCTTGATAAGGATACAAGTCAAACGGCACTAGACCTTTGTCAAGTGATATAATCTTCGCGTAATGTTTTGCAAAATAAGCAGGATCTTTCATGCATTTGGCGTATTCCTGGACATCGTCTTTTGTCCATTCAGTAACTACACCATCTCTTTTTACATTAGGATTCCCGAGATAGGTCTCATTCATCTTTATAGTCTTTAATGTCAATCACATTGCTGTCAGTTTCAGCTAATAGCATTCTTTGTAAGTCAGTAGTAGAACCAACAAACAAATTATTATTTGTTGTGCCTGCAACTTGTTTTGGCTCGTCTTTTTGTTTAAATAATTTTTTCTTTTTATGAAGATCCATAAGGTTACCATTGATGTCAGACACAGTCTTCATCGTAGTAGCAAGGACTTCAAATGCTCGAGGATGTTCAGTGTTACGTGCTACATCCATCATATCGTCAAGTGCTGCTGATCCCTTGGCTAGAAGATCATGGTACATTTGACGAGCATATTCAAAATCATTTTCTGCATTATCAGAATCATTCATTATGCACTATCCACTGAATAATCAATCGTTTCGTTAAATCCATAGTCAGAATCTGGACTTA